GCTTCTGCACCGCGGCAGCCGTGTCCTCCGCGACCTTCTCCGGGTTGTCCTTTTTATCAGTCATGATGCGTTCAACTCCAATTCAAGGGGGGAAGGGGATTACGGGTTGACCGGGCTGGAAATCGTCGCCCACGGGTAGCGGGTAGCCGCGTTCGAGTTGTCGTAGTTGATGGTGTTCTTCACCTGGAAAGCCACCCGGAACGTCACGCGCAGCGCGATCATGTCTTGCTGCGCCAAGTTGTAGATGATGGCGCCGGTGTTGTCCTGGATCACCGATTCGGTGAGGATCTTCAACGAAATGTCGGACCGCACACCGACAACACCCTCATCGAAGTCGCCGAGAATCACTTCGACGTTCCGCAGTCCGGTGGTGGTCACCGCGGGCCACAGGCCGCGCATCGGGTAGGCCAGCGGCACCGAGTAGATGCCGCCGGTGCTGTCGAGCAGCGGACGACCCAACGTGTCACGGGCGTCCCGCAGGTAACGCCGGAACACCTGATTAGCAATGATCCCGGTGACCTCATGACCGTCGGCCTCAACAGCGCCGAACGCGGCAGAGAAGTCCCCAGCAATACCACCCTGCGCGGCGGTGGCGGTGCCACGGTTCACGGTGTTACCCGCGGCGGCAGCATCGGCGATGAGCGAGCCCGGCCACGACGCCGGCTTGTTCACACCCAGCAGGACAGCCTGGTCCAGGGTCCGGCCGATTGCCTGCTCAATGAAGGGGCGCATGTTGTCCCACACGTTGAACGACGCGTCGTCGAACACGTTCTCCGGGATCGGCGCAATCACCGCGAGCTCTTCCACGTTCAGGAACTTGTTGGCCCACGCCATTTCCGTGGTCTGCTTCAGACCGGTGTCACCGGTGACGAAGTACGCCGTGGGCAGCGCCCCCAGAACCGGCATCCTGGTCACGTTTGTGGCCATCCGAATCTGAGGGAACAGGGTTAAAACTGCGGATTGCGCCTCCAGCCCGGTGAGCATGGAGTTCGAGACAACTTCCGGAATGAGTGACTGGAAATTAGTTCTCGAAGTCAGGTTGTTATACGCGATTGGGACCACATCCTTTGCTTGAGGTCCCCACTCGCGGGAAACCTACGGTGCTACGCGCGGCCGGCGGCCGTGCGAATGATTTGGTTCATGTCCTGCCCTGCGGGTGGGCTCTTGCGGGCTCCGCCGTCGAAGGTGGGTGCTCCGCCTTGCGGTTCGGGGATCAGCCTGGCAACCGCAGCGGCCAACCCTTTCTCGTCCAAATCGCCGTCTTCGTTGACGAACCGTGACAGGTCCACGTATTCGAGGACCTCCGCCGTTTTCGCGTCCGGGTTACGCCGGGCCGCCAACGCGTCGAAATGGGACCGGGCGAGCCGTTCCCCGTACCTGGCGGCGACCTCCTTGGCGCGGGCATCGGCGTCCACGGCGGCTTTCTGCGCGCGCTGCAACTCCGACATATCCCGCTCTTGAAGTTGCTGCAATTGCCGTTTGAACGCGTCAGCCTCTTTACGGGCTGCGGCGGCCTCAGCTTTCGCCGTGTTCCGTTCGGCCTTGAACGAGTCAATAGCCTTCTTACCGGCGTCGCCCACCAGCGACTGGTCCTGATCCTGAACGCCAGGCAAGTCCGTTGCGGACCCGTCCGTGCCCTGATCTCCCTGGTCGCCTGTTCCCGCGTCGTCGCTCATCGCTTCACCGACAGCTCATGCGTCCGCACAAGTTCCGTGAAGAAGATCGCCGTCAATCCGTCCACATCGATGCCGATGTCGTTGCAAGCCTCAAGCTCACGCTTGAAAGCCATCACAATCTCGGCGGTTGACACGTCCGGGCCTTCGCCGTCCCCATTCGAGGACGCCCATGCCTGTTTCCATTCACTGCTCATTGCTGGTTTCTCCCGTTGCGGTGAGAACCCGGGCCGTTGCGGTCCCGGGTGGGTTTCGTTGCCTGCGGTCAGCGGTGCCGCCAGATGAGCAGCACCAACACGCCCAGCAGCACTAGCGAGTCGAGAACAATGTCAAGCGTCGACGTGGACATCACAAATCACCCCCCGTCGAAAGGTCAGCGGGACACCAGGAACCCGTTCCGCTGCAAAAGCCGCATCATTTCGGTGCGATCATTCCCGGCGAGCCGCATGATGCCCTCCGGTGTGAGACGCGGCTTCTTCCCACGCGCCCCCACATACGTGGCCTTCAACTTCTGCCCGTACCGGTCAGTGATCGTCGTCGACATCCCCGCCTTGGATCCGGTGGCGTTGACAACCCGGCCGATGTCAGCGCCGGCGCGGATCGCCGCAGCGTTCGCGACACCAAACGCGACGGCCTGCTCCGTCGGGGACATTCGGTCGAAAATCTCCGCGGGCGACGGCCGGTTTGTGGTCTTCGTTTCGGTCTCGGCCTCTAGTCCGCACCTGCAACTCGGGTGCCTGAGGAACGGCCGGTCGTACTTGTAGCGTTTGCCTGCCAGGATGATGCACCGACCGCACGCGCCCGGCTCAACGGTCCGCACGTAGTAGGTGACTTGCTCGGTGGCGACCATCTGAACCTGCTCGCTGGAGCGGGCCGCATCATGAATTTGCGTCGTCAACAGCTGGTCAAGCGAATCAAACGAATGTGACAGCGCCACGTCGGTGGGCACACCGGCCGCCAAATCCACGTACGTCTCAATCAGTGGATTCGCCAGCAGCGACGGCAACGAACCGCCGTCCGACGCGAACCCCGCAAACCCCGCCGGATCAACCGACAGATCAGCTGGGCCCACCTTCGCCACGACAGCCTCGGACCCGATGCCCGCGGCTGATTCCTGCGCCCGCCGCACCGACGGCACCAGAGACGGCAGCACCGAATCCACAAAAGACGCCTGCAAGTCCGTGGGCCGCAAACTCCGCCAAGCCTTCGCCGCCTGACCGGCAACCCACCGATCCAACTCCGTAACCAACGCGTACCGGGCCGCCGCAACAACCGAAGGGTCAGTTACCTGCAGTCCCGGACTGGTCACCGCCACCAACCTGCGGCTGCTGCGTGAACTTATCCGTCAACGTCCCGAAAATCGCCTTATTCTTCACGTCCTGCGCGACAGCCTCACGGGACTCCATCCGCGCGATCTGCGTTGCGCTGTACCCGGCGTCCTCACGAGCCTGACGTATATCGATCACACCCTCCGAAAGTAACTTCACAATCGAGTCGGTCAACTCGCCCTGCGTCCGGAACTCCGGGTTACGCCAAATCGTTTCCATGCCCCGAGCGCCCACATCAGGCAGACCCGCGAGCTTCCGAACAATCCGCATCGACGCCTCAACGCCCTGCTCATACCCGCGCATCCTCGAGCGGATCTTCGAAATCAAACCAGCCTCAGAAGCCTTCAAGGTTTCGCCGTTGACGTTGCTCATCTCACCCAGCAGGTACTGAGCCGGGGTTCGCGTCCTCGACGCAATATCTTTCACGTCTTCGCGTTTCGCTGCGCTGTACGGATCCAACGGGGCTGCGTCCCACTGCCCAAAAGCCGCCTCAGTCGCATCCGTGGAAACGAAACGGTTACGACCAATGTTGATCAACGGCACGGCGACGCCCGCCTCGTCCTCGGTGGGCCATCCCTTCATCCACCGTTGAGGAAACGCCCCATAATCCTGCGTGATCAGCCGGTCCGCCAACGTTTTGTTGATGCGGTCCTGAATGTCCGTCACATCCGACAACTCAGACACCCCACCCAGCAACAGCCGCGGCTTATTCGGCACCTCAACGAGCGTCACCTCACCCGCCAGGTTCGGGCCGCCCCACTGCTCGCCCACAACCTCACGGGGAATCCACTTATCGACCCCGCCGGCCGTGTTCATCTTCGCCGTGTACTTGAAAATGTAGCCAGGCAATTGCAGAGTGGCGCAAAGCTGCCCAGTCCAGTCGTCAGTCCACGTTTTCAAGCCGGCCGCGACCATCCTGCGGCCCATGCCCGGCATGTAATCCACGATGGCCTGAGACGGATGCTCCGCCCACATCAACGGCGTCGAACTGTCCATCGGGTTCGGCGCCGTGTGCAGGTACGACACCCCGCAGATCGCGGATTCCAGCAGCATGGAGTCCGAGTCGCTGTCCATGTCGTTGTCCTGCCAGATACGCCACATCTCCGCGTCCGGCTTATCCGAGTTCTGATCGTCCAACGACGACTCGCCGTTCGTCAACCGGAAACCCTCAATTTGCAGCCGCTCAACCTGCGCGTCAACAACCAAACCGCAATAATTCGACCGGGTCATCCGCAGAATCCGACGGAACTCATCCCGCGCCTGCGGCGCCAGCCACGGCAACGGATGCTGCCCCTCGTAATACGTCGTCATCAGATCAATGTTCGCCCGCCGATCCGACAACTGATTGAACAACCGGAACAGCCACCAATCAGGCGAACCCACCTGCATGTCAGGCGACCCGATCGGCAAATTAGGCGCCCACACAGACACCGAATCGGGAGACATGACAGCCACAAACGTCTCCCTCGTCTAATATGCGCTGATGTGCCCCCTGGCACGCTTCACCTTCGGAACCTCCGGGATAGAACGGGCGTCCGCGGCCGCCTCATGCGCCAAAACCGACGCCATAGCAGCGTCAATCTTCTGGTGATACGCGCCGTGCGGTTTAGCGATCAAATACCGTTCGCCCGGCTTCGGAACCTTCCTCGCGTTCGCCACATGCAGCGCCGTGATCGGGCACCCGTCGTGCGTCAGGTTTCCCGTCTTCAAATCCGTGACGAAACGCTCCAGAGCGGCGTGCATCTGCGGGATCCGGCCCG